CACCGCTCTTAAATGCGATGTCAGTGGCAAAGAAGCCAAGAACGAAAAGGGCCTAAAGATTCATCAGTCTAAACATAAGTAATATGCACAATACATTTAGGTACAGTGCGCTGGAAACAGCGGGTGCTACCACCCTTAAAAGTAGCTCAGGTGTCCTCCATTCTATCGTGGTTGGAGAAACCACGGCCTTTCCTATCACTATTTGGGATAGCGCCGGTTCAGGTGGGACGAAGATTGGCACATTAAAGGCCAGTATCGCTGAAAACACCTTTTGTTACAACACTCGCTTCGCTAAAGGACTTCATATTGAGAACCCGGGTGGGAGTAAAATAACAGTAAGCTACGCATGATCGCCTATACGGCCATAACAGGAGATAAAGACAAGGCACGGACTGATATTCGTGTCTTTTCTGAATATAATAAGTTCAAGAATCCAGTTTACAACGCCAAGATATACAAGATTCTCCCACACAAGTTCCTCGATACCGATATATCCGTCTGGATGGATGGGAATATCTCACTCAATGTCCCATTAGAACAGGTAGTCAATGAATGGCTCGGAGATAACGACATTGCTTTCTTCCGGCACTACAAGTCCAAGAACATGGATTGGGAAGCCAAATGGATTAAATATAAATTTAACCGTCGATCAGAGGTATATTTGGAAGCCCTAGCCCAAGTAGAGCACTATAAGCCTCTCAATATCCAGAAAGAAGAGATGCTGATGGGCGGGTTCATCATCCGTCGTCACACACCACTTGTAGAGCGTTTTAATGAGGCCTGGTGGGCTGAAATATGCAGATATGGTGAAAGGGACCAGCTAAGCCTTCCCGTCGTTCTGAGACGATTTCCTGAGCTTAAAGTGAGTAGGATAGATTTAGATATTAAGAACAATCCATACCTCAAATACGAGCCCCATAACTTCGATGTGTTGACAGAAAACACAGAAACTGGTAATATCTAAACATAACTAGCTTTGCGAACAGAAACGGACTCCTACTCGCAAAGCGGGAGTCCTTTTGTGTAAAACACTATGAATGATGAAAAGAGTAGACAATTCAAGCTCCTAAAGGAACTGCCAGATGTTTCAAAAGGAACAATGTTTATGGCCTCAGGAAAAGACGGTTGGTACTACAATGAGTCCGTGAACAAGGAGCATTACATGAGAAGCCTGCCGTTTTACATAGTCGAAAACAGGCCTGACTGGTTTGAAGAAAAGAAATAGTATGATCTGGGTATTTATCTGGTTACTCTGTGTCGCAGCCGCTCTCTTTGGAGAAGGAGATTATTGGTTTGAATGGTCAGTTGGTAGGAAGATAGCTCTTTTCCTAGCTCTTTCTCCTTTTACTGCAGTCGGACTGTTCTTTTTGGTACTTTGGCTCTCATAGTATGACCCTGTATCGTGACGATGATCTGAATGTCTACACCTGCCCTTTAGCCTTTAAACAGCTCCATGAAGAGTTTATCAAGCGAAAGGAAGTCCACACTGTAGCCCTGATAATGAAAGACCTTTGGGAAAACCATGCCCTCTTCTACTACCTTGCCACCGCTCCTTACCTAGAGATAGGCCTCCACGGCTGGGAACACAAAGACTACAGCCTCCTCTCTTACGAAGCATGCTTTAATGATTTAAAACAGGCTCTAGACTATTGGAAAGAAAACGCAAAACGAATGGTCGGATATGCGAAGCCAATAGACACCTTCTTCGCCCCCTGGAACCACGAAAGAGAGAACATTAAGAAGGCTTGTAAAGATTTAGGACTGAGCTTCTGTAACGTGAAGAAAGGAGAATGGAACGGAGCGAGAGTAAACTCATTCCATCACTGGTACCTTGAGCTTAATCCACAAGACATACCTAAGTTGTTTAAGTAGTATGATAAAAGAATTTCTCCATTTCGCTCTAAAAGTTTTTGCAGTAATCTTGCTACTTGAGTTAGGTATATATTTATTTGGCATGAAAGTCGTTGTCGTTGGAACGCTTGCATACATAATCGTAGAACTCGCAAATAAAGATATTCTGTGAAAATCCTCTTAGTCCACGCTGATAAGAAACCATGGGCTACCCAAAGAAGGGCAGAAGCTCTTAAGCGTGAATGGAAAGATGATGAAGTTGATACAGTAGATAGGTGGAACCTACCAGATGGAGATCCGTATGATGTGATTCACTTCCTCTTTAGTGGTGGGATAACGAAGTGCAAGGAGTATATTTTGAAAAATAAGGAAAAGGTGTTTACTACTGTAGCGTCTAATAGGAGTTTGGACGGGAAGTGGGACAACTTAGACGATTTGTACGATATTTATCGAGTAACAAGAGCCTGTGTAGCTCAAAACCACATTTTAGCGGTTTGTATTAGACAAATTGGTGGTGTGGCTAAATTCATTCCAAACGGTGTTGATACTGACCTATTCAAAAGAGACTTTGTTGTTGGGTATGTCGGTGCTAAAGATAGTTCCGACCACAAGGGGTACAAAATGATCGAAGAAGTCTGTGAAGAACTTGGACTGATCCTGAGAACAGCAAACTACTACCAACACGAAGAAATGCCAGAATTCTACCGAGAAATAGACTGTCTTGTCCTCATGAGTGAGAGTGAAGGCTGTAATAACCCTACCCTAGAGGCTTTGGCGATGAATAAACCTGTTATTTCAACTGATACAGGGATTGTTAGAGAGTTATTGGGTGTTACTATCGTTCCTAGGTATCTAAAAACAGAAGGAGAGCCACTGAAAGAAAACAATCTGAAAGAGGCTCTAAAAATGGCCCTGATTAAAAAAGTCCCAAGGATTCAGATACTCCAGGAGTACACTTGGCCCATAATCGCAGCAAAATACAAAGAACTTTATGTGCGGCATCTTAGTTAGCCGAAACGGAAAAGGAAACAATAGCTTCATCCAAAAGCGTGGTCAGGACATGACCAACACTGTTCAGGTTGGGGACTTTACTTTCACCCATAACCTCCTTCATGTAACAGGAGAGATGACACTACAGCCGTTTATTGATGGGAATATAGTCTGTCTATATAACGGTGAGATATACGATAGACCATTCAACAAGAGTGACGGAGAGAACCTGATCCCACTCTACAAGAAACACGGCATTCTCTTTGCTAACGAGCTAGATGGGGAGTTTGCCATCGCTCTCTATGACTTCAAATCGGACTTAGCTCTATTCATCACGGACCGCTTTGCTACGAAGCCTCTCTGGGTAAGTGGTGTGGAGTGCGCGAGCTATCACAGCGGTGTCGGAGGAGTGGAAGTGGAACCGAATACTGTTTTAGGAGTGAGTATTTCCGATGGAAAGGAACTGTTCCGAGTGAACTACCACAAATGGGACTTTATCCAGAAAAAAGACACCTACAATGATTGGATCAAGGCTTTTGAAGAAGCTGTTAGGAAACGAGCCACAAGCCGGTGCTTTCTCGGACTTTCCTCTGGCTATGATTCAGGAGCTATCAGCAAGGAACTCACTAATCAAGGCTGGGACTTCAAGGCTTTCTCTATCCTGAACAATGAAAACGAAGAAGTTATCAAAGAACGGGCGAAATACTGTTATGAATTTGAGTCTCTTGAAGTCCATGAAAACGGGCTTTTGGCAGACGTTGAAGATATTAAGTATATCGCCGCTCATAGTGACGGGACTGTAAAGAGAGACATTGCTTCCTATGGTTTGGCGACTATCTGTAAAAAAGCCCAGAGAGAGGGTCGTAAAGTCTATCTTTCAGGCCAAGGCGCAGATGAGATCATCGGAGACTATAAGCTGTACCCCAACCAAAGTAATTTCAAAGGCATTTTCCCTGATAAACTGTATAAATGGGAGAATTTCACGAATGGCCTCCAAAGAGACTATATTCACAAGGAAGAGCATGTCGGCGGGGCGTACAGTATAGAAACCAGATACCCGTTTTTGGATACTGCCGTAGTCCAAGAATTCCTTTGGTTGAAGCCTGAACTCAAGAATGCTCGGTATAAAGCCCCAATTGCTGAGTATTTAGAAAGAAATAATGTACCATACGAGAAAGATAAAAAGCGTGGCTTCAGACCTGTATGAAACAGTTAAGAAATGAACCAGTATCAGAGTATAGGCGGTTCTATAACGACTGGATCAGAGAAAATGTCGGGAAAAACACCAAAGTTCTCGATGTTGGAAAGAGTCAGTTCTGGGAATATGGGTTTGATACGATTGATACCAATCCAAGGCTCAACCCAACGATTATAGGTGATATATGCGATAATACGATAGACAGCGGTTCCTATGATGTAGTACTGGCGAACGGAATGTACGAATTCGTCAGTGACCAGCAAAAGATGATAGACGAGTGTTTGAGGATAGCCAGAAAGACAGTAATATTCGGGTTCGTCGGTAAGGACTACAAACCATATAAAAAAGACTGGAAATACTACGAATTTAAGGAAAAGTTACCGGAGCATACACTCATGAGTTTTAATAACGAGTATCACTACCTCATATGTCAAAAGAAATCCTAGTCAGATTGTTGGAGTACATGGTAAAGCGAAGGATAGTGAAGAAAGAGGCAGAAAACTATGTGTTTAGTAACGGACAGGAAATAACCTGGGAAATGCTTCAATACGATAAGTTTAACGCCATTAAACAAGTGCTGGATACACTATGAGTAATATAAAGCTCTCGATAGTCCTGCCGTCCTACCACGACAAGTACAACCGAAACACGGTAGAGGATATACTCAAGAATTCAGCCTTAGGAAATGCGCTGGAGGTCATAGTGGTTCAGGATGGCTACTGGATGCCATCTGATTGGATCGTAGACGACCCAAGAGTACGCTATGTGCATTTGGGGAAAAACAGAGGAATGAGAGGGGCGATAAACGCCGGGGTGGCAGTCGCCAGAGGTGAGTTCTTCATGCGCCTCGATGAGCACTGTTGTTTCGGAAATGGTTTCGACAAGATACTAACGGACGCCTGCAAGGAGAATGAGGTAATGACCGCAACCAGGTATTTCCTTGACCCAGAAAAATGGGAAGTGATGAACCCAGATGAATACCCGCCTGTCTACCACGAGAGACTAGACATAGTGAATGTAAGTGAAGGAGTGAGAAAGTTCCACGGGAAACCTTGGAAAGAACTAGATGAAAAGAGAAAAGATGTGCCAGTTTCAGAAACCTTCGCCATGCAGGGGAGCATGTGGATCGCTCACCGAGACTTCTTTCTAAAGACTGTCGGGGAATTGGACACCAAGAACTATGGGCCGCTGATTCAAGACTCTGTAGAAGTCACTTTCAAATACTGGAAAGCTGGTGGGAGACTGATGCTCAACAAAAATACCTGGTTTGCACACAAGCATCGCTCATTCAAAAGAACGCATAATAACGGCAGCCCAGAGAATCCAGCCCAGTACGATAAAGGGTACGCCTATGCTCTCCAACAAAACGAGGTCTATTACAGGCAGGTAATTATGCCAATGCAGCAGGGGATATGAAAGCCGTAGGTAAGAAAACTAAAGGCGGGCTTAGGAAATGTCCACTACACAAGTTTGGGGCTGAGTATACAAAGTATGAAGAACCATGGTTTCGGTGCGGAAAGTGCAAAGGATTTCAAGAGATTCCAGGTGTTATTATAAAAGAAAATCCGGAGAGAATAATGATAAAGAAATCGTTGATCGGAAAGCATGTAGATTACGAAATCCTATGAAACAATTAGTCACTGGATTCTATTGTTCATCAAACCGCGAGAAGCCAGAGTTTGAACAGCGTATCAGAGACAATATCCTAAAGTACTGCGGGGATATGCCTATTATCTCCGTCACCCAGAAACCAATAGACTTTGGGACGAATATCTGCGTTGGGGATCATGTTGGTGTTTCTGGTAAAAACTTCTTCAAGCAATCTCTAATAGCCCTACAACACATTAAAACGCCGTTTGCGCTGTCTTTAGAGGCCGATACGGTGTATGGGCCATCTTACTTCAATTTCGTGCCTCCTCGACTGGATAAATGCTACCGGAACAAGAACCTGTGGGTGATGGGACAGTTCCGCTCTTATTTCTTCAAGAAGGAAGAAGGAGCCACCCACTCCCAGATAGTAGGGACGGAGTTTTACAGGAAAAGACTCGAAGAACTCTTCAAAGGCAACGAAGACTGGGACTATGAGGAAAAAGAAAGAAACTGGCCAAAAGAGCAACTCCACGCTAAAAGGGATGACATATTCAATGTGCATGACAAGGATGAGATAGAGTATTACGAGACGGACGAGCCTGTGATTCAGATTAAAACCTCTCAAAGCATGCGACACTACACGAACTCTGACCGGATACCACGATACGAACTGCCTTTCTGGGGATCAGGTAAAGACTTTAGAGACAAGTTTTACAACCTAAGCACTGGAGAACGGCATTGAAAAACATCCTCATACATCTCAACGGCCCGGACTACGAATGGCAAAAGGAAGTCGAACCTTTGCTGAAGATTCAGATTGACAATAGTTTAAGGTTTTGGAAAAGAGAGGATATAGTCTTGGTCACGAACTTCGAGTACGAATACAATGGAATAAAGGCACTTGTTCTACCTGATTCGTTTTACTGTGATTTCAAACCAACTGTTACGAAAGTGAAGGTTATCTACCACCTAATAGGCAGAGGGATTGATGGATGGTTCCACGATTTAGACGCCTTTCAGCTTGAACCCATAGACTTCACGCTAACCAAAGACATGGCATTGACGGATTACGGCGCCACCACAATCAGACCGAGCTACGGTAAACGGTGGAGCACTGGGAGCTGGTTTTTCAAGAGAGAGGCCAAAGATTTATTCTTCGACATACTTTATCGGTGTATAGTTGATAATGTCAATGAGGAAGCTGCGCTTGGAAGAATCCTAAAAGAGAATAGGAGTCTCCTTCGTAGGATAGAAAAGCTCAACATCACCTATAATTTCGCAACGAGAAAGAGGGATGTAGAGAAGACCATGCAGATCGCTGAGAAACCACTTAAAGTCCTACACTTCCATCCCTATGATACAAGACCACTCTCCAACGGAATGACCAACATGGAGTACTGCCTACCACTCATGCCAAAAGAATTACAACCAATTTTTAAAAAGCACCTATGAAGCAACTCCTCCTCTATGTGAACCCGAAGAAAGAGTTTGATGAAGAAACAGCGAAGCTCGCAAAAATCCAGATTGAAAACAGTCTTGGACTTGGCTGGAAGCCAGAAGATATACTCTTTTTTACAAACTTTCCCTATTCTTTCATGGGGATCGAATCTACCATCGTCCCGGATGAGTGCTACAATAATCTCCATCCACAGACAACCAAGATCGATACGATGGTCTACCTTTTTGATAATGGATTCATCCAAGACGACCTGTACTGGCTCCATGATTTTGACGCTGTTCAGCAGGAGTGGATAACCGAAGAAGAACTAGAACTCGATGGAATCGACATAGGGTTTACGGACTATGGCCGAAATGACAGATATAACGGGGGAAGCGTCTTCGTTCGGAAAGAAGCGGTAGACATATACCGAGAGCTGAAAGATCAAGTATATGAGCAAAACAAAGGGAATACCGGAAAGGTTCTCAACGAAGAGGATGTTCTCATGTACTTGATGAAGATCGACTTCAATGGTATGAAGCAAAGAATAAAAAGGCTAAGTATTGGTTACAACTTTGGGATAAAGCAGATGAAACTGTGCTATGAGAAAGCGAACGGAATGATCAAGGTTCTTCATTTCCACCCAGAAAGAAAGTACCCCGGATGGGGCAGAGCGTTTGATATAGTCTCTACTGAGAATAACGAGTTAGAGAAACCAATTATGACCGAGCGCCTAATTAGTCTCTTTGAGAAATATGGAATTACCAGAACCCGTTAAAGACCTAGACGAACTCCCGAACCACAATCGACGGCGGTTTTGGGATTCCTTCATGAAAAAGTACGACTGTCAGAAAATAGCTGAAATCGGTGTTTATAAAGGCGAGAACTTCCGTAGAATGGTCGCCCATAGGCCTAAAATCGCTGTAGGCGTGGATATCTGGAAGGAAGAGGGAATACCAGGCCAAAACGATTCTGATCACTCTCAGAGCGAATTAGACGCCATGTATCGCAATCTGTGTTACAAGTACCGAGAACACCCGAATATCAAGTTTCTAAGGGACTATACGGTAGAAGCAGCCAGTATCTTCCCTGATGGATACCTGGATTTTGTCTATATAGATGCGAACCACACTTATGAAGGGGCTAAGGCTGATGTCGAGGCTTGGTTTCCTAAAGTCAGGGAGGGTGGTTTCGTGGTCGGAGATGACTACTGGGATCGCTATTCCCCGAAAAGACATGTCCGTTTTGGTGTCGTCCGAGCCGTTAACGAATTCGCTGCGAATAACGGACTAACGGTTTATCCCATCTCCCTGCACGGGTGGTGCATACTGAAATGATCGTTGGAAAAGGAGACATCGCTAGCGTCTTGCCTGAGAGCGATCTGCTTTTCTTCGCTTCTGGTGTTTCAAACTCAAGGGAAACCAACGAAGACGAGTACGCCCGAGAAGTCGACTTGCTTCTGAAACAAGACAAAGATAGTCATGTCGTCTATTTCAGCTCTTTAGGTGTTTTCTATGGAGATACCAGATACTTTTCCCATAAGCGGTTCATGGAGTCTCTCGTCAAAAAGACATTCAAAAAATACACGATTATTAGGCTAGGCAATATCTCGTGGGGGAAGAATCCAAATACCATCATCAATAATCTAAGGGCCAAGATACAGGGCGGAGAGAAGCTTGAAATCTACAACGAATATCGGTATATTATAAGCAAAGAAGAATTCATCCACTGGATCAGTTTGATACCAGACTGGTCGTGTGAGATGACTCTTATCGGGAGAACACTGAAAGTAGCGGACCTCGTGAGGGAGATAAAATCAGGTAAAATCTAAACTTCGGCTTCCTTCCACGGCTGAGTCAAGACAATGACTATTTCGGAGGGAGTGAAGCAAAAAGGGAACCCCTACTGGATTCCGAATACCAAACGGTCTGATCTACCGGCCTTTTTTGTGTCTAAAGGGTTTAAAAAAGGAGTTGAGATAGGTGTTTCTTGGGCGCAGAATATCATCGATTACTGCGAAGCCGGACTGGAAATCTACGGGGTTGATCCTTGGGCTGAGAGCACTGATGAAGAAACCTACCGAAAGGTCATCAGTATTGACGGAAAGTACGGGAAAACAGCCGAGGGAGTTTATCAACTAGCCAAGCAAAGAACTGAAAAGTACCCGAACTGCCACCTCATGAGGATGACTTCATTTGAGGCTATTGAACATTTCCCTGATCGCTCGCTGGATTTCGTTTACATCGACGGAAACCACACCTTCGGGCATGTCGCCATGGATTTGATGAAGTGGTGTCGGAAGGTGAAAAAAGGCGGAGTAATCGCAGGTCATGACTACTACTCGCACTCAGAGAAACAGCAAAGAGTGTATCGCGGAGTTGGGGCTATCGTCCGGGCTTTTGCTGATGCCTATGACTACAACGAACCAGGAAATAGCTGGTTTGTATTAGGAAGTAAGGAAAAGCAAGAAGACGAGGAAAGCACACTTTCGTTTATGTTTATCAAAAACTGGTAGCCTATGGAAAAATGCGCCATATTCTACACCGATAACAAGGTAGGGAATCCAATAAAGGATACTGTCCGGCGTTTCATAAAAGAAGCGGGAATTCATGTAACCTCAACCTCTTTAAAACCCATCCCATTCGGGGACAAGAACATCGTCCTAGAGGGCAGGGTACGAAGCTACCCGACCTACCTATATCAGATTTATACGGCACTGGAGAATGCTCCTGGTAAGTATGTTTTCTTTCTTGAGCATGATGTTCTCTATCATCCGTCACACTTTGACTTCACGCCACCGAAAGATGATGTTTTCTACTACAACGAGAATGTCTGGAGATGGAAGCTGCATGATTTCAAACTGATTACTTACGATAAGATGCGGCCCCTGTCCTGCATGGTGGCTAATCGGGAATTTGCATTGGCCCACTACAAGAAGCGGATCGAAGCCATGGAAGCCATGGGGATGGATGAATTTAGGAGTCGAGAGCCAAGAATGGGACGGGTCTGGGGGTATGAGCCCGGAACCAAGAAACGCCGAAGAGGCGGGTTTTCAGACGATGAGTGTGAAATGTTCACCTCAGCCCTCCCGAATATCGACATCCGGCATAACCGTACCTTTACCAGTGTGAAGTGCGACAAAACGGACTTCAAGAATGTCCCTGAGAATTGGAGAGAGATAGAGGTAGATGAAGTTCCCGGCTGGAATCTACGGGAGATATTTAAGGAAGGCATGGAGAATCACTCAATCCATAGTGATAAGTTTTACTCAAAAGTATGATGCTTTCAGTTTTAATCCCTGCTAGAAACGAAGAATGGTTGGCTCGAACCATTCAAGACATTTTAGAGCACTCCGAAATTGAAACGGAGGTAATCGCTGTTCTGGATGGACAGTGGGCTGAACCAGGAATCCCTCAGCATGACAGAGTGAACATCATCTATGTCCCTGAATCAATAGGACAAAGAGCAGCCACTAATCTCGCGGCTAGACTGGCTAAAGGAAAGTATGTAGCGAAGTGCGACGCTCACTGTGCTTTTGAACAAGGATGGGACAGAAAGATGGTCGAGTTCATGGAGAAGCACAGACCCACAATTGCTGCGCCTAAAATGAGAAATTTGTGGGTATTCGATTGGAAGTGTGGTCACTGTGGCTGGAAGAAATACCAAGGCCCAACCCCGACAGAATGTGGAAATTGCGGTAAGACAGACAAGATTAAAAAGAAGATAGTCTGGAACCCTAAAGAGAGGCCTCAATCGTGGTCGTACTGTTTTGATGCCGAGCCCCACTTTCAATATTTCGAGGATCACAAGCATCGTCCGGGCGTAAAAGAAACAGCCAGAAACGAAGGTTGGAGTGAAACCATGTCTCTTCAAGGGTCGTTTTTCATGTCATCTCGTGAGGATTTCTGGAGACTCAAACTCTCGGATGAAGCCTACGGTTCCTGGGGGAATCAAGGGATTGAGCTGGCTTGTAAAGCATGGCTTTCTGGTGGAAAGGTTTTGATTAATCACAATACTTGGTATGCCCATCTCTTTAGGACTCAGGGGCTCGACTTTACACCTGATTATCTCCGTTCAGGAGGAAATGAAGTACAGAGAACTAAAAAAGGAGTGAAAGATGATGTTTGGTCACAAAAACTACCATACCAGATTCACCCAGTCAGTTGGTTAGTAAAGAAGTTTTGGCCTGTAAATGGATGGACAGACGAAGACCTAAATAAATTACTTGAGTTTGAGGCGACGCTCCCTAACCAGCTTCCTAAATAATTCAGGATTCTTAGCGTAGTTATCCCTATTCCAAGCCCTATGACAAATCATGCAGCGTCTATGACCACGAACTGGCTCTGGAAGGAGATGACCGCTCTTACAGTGTGTCTGTCGAGCTTTTTGAGCCGTAGCACCATTACCTCTAAGAATGTTCTCAGTATCAGAAACAAGGCGAAGATGGGATGGGTTGCAGCAAGAACGATTATCGCAAATATGATCGAGAACAGGAATGTCTTTGCCTTTACCACTAGGGATAGGAGCAACAAGCCAAGCGTACATGAGACGATGGGTTTTATAGCAAATCTTGTTTACTCGCACCTCCCCGTATCCTTTATTCAGAGAGCCAGCCCAAATCCAGCAGCCACTTCTAGCATCAATCCGAATTTTACGAAAGATGCGGTCAGAAGAAGCAATTAAAGAATTAAAGAAGAGAGAGAAATAGTATGGTCGATATTTTCAAAAAACATCTTCCAAAAAAGGGCCTAAATGAATCTGACGATTGCACTGAATGTGGTCATGCTTACGCTGAACACAAAGTTTATCCAGGTGGAAAGTGCGCCAAGTGCCATAACCCGAAAAAAGGTTTCGGTTGCAACGGATTCAATCTCGGCATGACAGTGGAATATGACGATGAGCCGGATGAAGTGACTGGAAAGCCGTGGAAGGTGCGTATCTTACCAGGAAAATTACTCAAAAATGGAAAACAGCCTAAAAATTGACTGTAGTGTATCGACCAGACGGCTGAGTCGGTACCTGATAAAGACAAGGGTCACAAAGTACACTCGCTCTCAAAAAGTCGAACGGGTGTCTTCTGAGTATTTCTTTCAATGGAAAAACGCTAGGAACGACTTACTCGGTCTAGTAACGCACCCGTTTCAAACCGCTCCAAGGGTCTCATTCGGACTTTCTGCCCTTCTCCTCGCCCTACTAGGCAATGAAGAGAAGGCCACTTTCGTCGCATTCGTCGGTGCATTGACTCTCGACAGTGCGACCGAGAGTGACGATACAGCGAGCTTCAATGTAACGGTTGCCTCAAACACCAACCGAATCATGTACATGGGATTCGGTCACTACCAGAGTGGCGACAACATTTCGGCTGCCTCATACAATAGTGATGCGCTTTCTGAAGTCAAGGCGCAAGCCGGTTCCTTCGGTGAGCGAGCTGGTATTTGGGGACTTGTTGCTCCAGACACAGGTACTAACACCTTTTCTATCACAGGAAATGATTCATGGTCTGGATACGGAGTCGTTAGTATTTATGGTGCCGATCAAAACCTTTCAACCAACACGGCCGGTGGGAGTGATGACACTTCTGTTGACCTCACAACTTCAGTAGATAATGCTTGGGTCATAGCCGCCATCGGAGCAGAGCCAGCCATCACCATGACCACCACGAGTGGAGTTGAGGACATGAACGAACAGGGTCAGTCATTCCAGAATGCAGAAATGCACCATGTGAACAAAGCGACAGCCGGGACTCAATCGATGACATTTAGTCTCAGTTACGGTGCCCGTTCAAATATTGCTCTTTGTGAAGTGAAGCCAGCCGCCGCGGGCTCAACATCACCATCCGTTTCTCCTTCCGTGTCACCTTCGATCAGCCCAAGTAGAAGCCCTAGTGTCTCTGTCTCTATTTCTCCATCGAGAAGCCCGTCCGTCTCACCTAGTGTCAGTCCGTCTCGGAGTCCGAGCGTTTCAGTTTCCGTAAGTCCAAGCCAGTCCCCGTCGGCTTCAATTTCTCCATCGGTTTCTCCTAGCGTTTCTGTCAGTGTTAGTCCTTCGGTAAGTCCATCCGTTTCCCCATCTGTTTCACCGTCTCAGTCACCGAGCGCAAGCGTTAGTCCATCAATCAGTCCGTCAGCTAGCCCGTCGGTATCGACTTCGCTCAGTCCTAGCGCTTCCCCAAGTGTTTCGGTTTCAGTGAGTCCCAGTGTAAGTCAGAGCCTTTCGCCATCCGCTAGCCCGTCAGTGAGCGTGAGTATTTCCCCAAGTGTTAGCCTAAGTATCTCTCCATCGGTCTCTCAATCAGCTTCGCCTAGCTCATCTACATCTCCATCCGTCAGCCCTTCAAGGAGCCCGAGTGCTTCACCGTCCGTCTCGAAATCGGCGTCCCCCAGCGTATCGGTTTCGGTTTCCCCGTCGGCATCTCCAAGCATTAGCCCAAGCGTTTCACCAAGTCAAAGCCCATCAGCATCAATCAGTCCGTCAATTTCACCAAGTGTTTCTGTGTCTTCAAGCCCGTCCGCTTCACCCTCTGTTTCCCCGAGTATTGCCGTCCCGATAAAACCGAATGTCAGAATCTTGAATCAAACAAGCGTAAGGGTTAGAATAGAAGCATATCCTTCCACACGGACACGAATTGTCTCCGTTAATCCGCGTGTAAGGGTAATATAATGGCCAAAATCATCATCACTTCCAACCCCGCTCTGGTTGAGGAAGCGCCGTACTCATCACTTAGTGCAGGATCCGCCGCAGGAGCTAGTACACTTTCCGTCTACTCCATATCAAGTTTTGCGATAAATAAGCCTCTTTTAATAGGGGAATTCGGACAGGAAGGGTCGGAAATCATCAAAACCCACACCGACACCGCCCCAACTGGAACGACAGTTACCCTCGTTACAACGCTCACAAAATCCCATCCAAAAGACACCAAGGTCTATGTTCTCCCATACGACCAGGTACAGATTTACCATGCCTCGACTACGACTGGCTCGAAAACCCTGCTCTCGACCATCGATGTAGACGAAGAATCCACAGAAACAGACTACACCGACACCGCCCAGTCATCGGGGTACTATTTCACCCGGTTCTACAATTCAATCACCACGGACTTCTCTGATTACTCCGATCCGATTCCGTATGGTGGATTTGATACCAATACTGTCGGTCACATCATCGAGGCAGCGATGCAGGAGACGAAAAAGGAGTTCAACGAAACTCTTACTTTCCAAATGCTCCTGAACGAGATTAACTCTTGTCTCCGGTATGTCCGAGGGAAACTAAAGCGCTGGTCAAATGTTCAGGAATTCGATTATGTCGTCGACCAGATGGATAGAGGAGAATACAAGTTCACTCTCCCAACGACCTACTACGACCAGAACTCTGACCGCTCTGTCCTCGATGTTAGGGTCGGCGACCGCTCTTTACGGTATGTAGACAAAAAGGAGCTGAATAACCTGATGGACGATGTGCATCTGACAACGGTTGCAACCGAAGGAACTGTCGGAGCCACGACGCTCGCTCTCACCTCGGCAGCCGATTTCGATGATTCAGGGACAATCCATGTTTACTCAGGAACGACTCAATACGCCATCACCTATACGGCGAAGTCTGGGAATACCCTCACCGGGATTCCGTCTTCTGGTGACGGGTCAATCACTGCGACTCTAGCTGCTGGCCTCAATGTTTGGCAGGGGGAAAGCGAAGGCACTCCGACAGTCTTCTCCATCGCTGACGGGTATCTGTACCTCTGGCCACTTATCAATTCGACAGACTCTGGGTTTAATATCGAGATGGATTTCTACACGGATATTGTAGAAGTCAATTCGGATGCTGATGAAATCACACTCGCACGGCACGACCTCATAAAGTACTGGCTGAAATGGATGATTCGCAACATCGTCGAACGGAATGGTCAGCTCGACTTCCAAGACGGAGACTGGCTCATGTTCAACGCCACTCTGACCGACGCGATACGGAGAGAGTCAAGTGGTCAAAAGTATAAAATGGCCCCGCAGATAAACGGGATTTCCTACGGAGAATCTCGGAACACTTCTATCGACAACTTCAAACGGCTATGAAAATTCCTGAATCAATCCAATTAAGAGATTGGTCACGGGGGAATGTCCGGACAGTCCAAAGTGCCGTTGCACCTCAAAACTCCGTGAAGCTCGCAGTCAATATGGACTCCGACAAAGAGTTGGGGTCTCTCGTTTCCCGTCTCGGGACTAATATAGTCGGGGTGCAAGCCGTGGCTTCTGGGATTTGCTACGGCCTTTCGTATTTCCGAGATACAGTCGGGACTTCACATAAACTATTTGGGGTATTTTCGGATGGGGTGAACAACGACATTTATGACATGGTTGCTGGTACGAAGTCCCTTGAAGACGACACGAAGGAACTAAAAACCCGTTTCTGTACCTTTCTGGATTCGATCGTTCGGGTCAACGGAACGGACGCTGCGAAAGCCTACAACGGGACGGCATGGGTAACGACAGGTGGAGCGTTTGATTTGGCGAACATGCCTACCGGAACAGTTGTGATCGAGTGGAAAGATCGTGTCTATACTGCCGGAGTCTCGACTTCGCCGTCGATTCTTTTCTACTCGTCTATTGCCGATCCGACTACCCGAACCGTCAGTTGGACACTTGAAAACGGCCAGATCGAAATGGAACAAGAGGATGGTGGCGGAGCCATCACGGCACTTGAAAAAGTCCCTGGATACCTCTTGATTTTCAAGGAACGCTCAATGAAGCGTTGGGACGGGAACTCTACCTACCCTGAAGATTTGGTCGGTTTGGGAGCCCCCAGTCAAGAAGCAGTCTGTCGGGGAAGAGGAAATGTCTTTGTTGCGAATCAAGAGGGATTCTGGATGACTAATGGGGAGACTTCTGCGAAGATTTCACGACCGATACAGGATATTTGGGACGCTATCCCGGCGGCCAATATTTCTTCAATTGCTACATTCTGTGATGAAACATACGCTTACGCCTACATCGGGGACATAACAGTCGGAGACAACTCGCTTACGAATGTCTGTGTCAAATACAATATCGACAGCCAATCGGTTGATATTTACTCGTACTACTCAGATTTTACGGTCTTTACCTGGTACCTCTCTTCTTCTCAAAAGGTCATCGTAGCGGGAGATAAAAACGGGCAAGCGCTGCAAATCAATACAGGAAACACGGATTACCACTCAACAACACAACCGATTTTCTGGTCAGTAGAGACTCAAGACTTAGAGTTTGGAAGTCGAGGAAAAGTGAAGGAAGCCGATACAGTATTTGTCTACACAAAAAATGTAACTCCCGGTGAACTCATGGCCCGGGCTAACTCTGATAGAGACAAAGACTGGAAATCATTTGGAAATGTCACCGACCAGGTAGAGAAAGTACAGAACAAGATAAGTGGGAACTGGCTGAACTTCAAATTAACCGGGGCTTCGAGTACCGGACAAGTCACATTTCAGGGACTGGGTTTCCCTGAGAAATCTATTAATGTGGTAGAAAATGCAAAATAACATTTTCCAGAACGGATTTAACTACAATCTTTCCAAACCGCCGCTACTCCCGCCGACGGCTTTTGGCAGGTCGAACTTCTACAATGGAACAGACCCGAGCAAGGTTGGTTTTGGCGATCCGTTTTTCGGGAAATCTAAAGTCGGACAAAGCACTTTCTCGGTAAAACCAGGTGAGAGTGTCCAAGAGAGAATCAACGAAGCCAAGGATAAAGGCGGCGGAGTTATTTACCTTGATGTCGGTACTTTCTATCTCGATGCCGACCTCATTCTTTACTCAAACATAACCCTGCGTGGGGCGAGTGGTGGTGCGACGACTATCGACTTCGGTGGCGGGGCTTACTCGGTACGGATTGAAGGAGACAATGCCTACTCAACCGGGACAGTAACGACCGTAAAAGACTCGGTTACGATAACCGGCTCTGGGACAACTTGGACGAGTGACATGGTTGGACAGACAATTCTCGTCGACGGAAATGTCTACACGGTAACGACCTTTAACTCTAGTACCTCTCTCGACCTGGATATTGGCGTCGTTACTGCTGGGGCGGCGGGGCTTTCGTATGTGATCGCTGACTTCATAGAATCTGTAAAGATCGAGGATCTAACCATCTATAATTCCTCAGTCAATCCGCTCGAAACAAGGTACGGATATTTTATTACACTCAATCTTGTAAACATTGATACTGGCGTCACTGGCTGGAATTGTCAGGATACATTCGCTCCACAATTCATCAACTGTAATGTCTACGGATGCACCACAGGAATCAGTCTTTCCAACTGTTATTTTTATACTTTCGGTACCTTTTCAGTAGCGAACTGTACAGGGGTTGGGATGCTGTTTGCGACGACCGGAAACGCAACCATGTATGACTTTGCAGTTTCTAACAATGGTGGGGTTGGCATGAAATTTACTGGGACAAATATACTCGAGTTGGTTTCCTTCACGGCTGACAGCAACGGCTCACATGGAATCGAATGTGTTGCTACATGCGACAACATAACCTTTAATGGTGGATACATCGACAACAACACTGGCGATGGGGTAAAACTGACGGCAACGAGCGATGAAAACACTTTTGCCCAGTGTAACTTTACAAATAACGGCGGATACGGATTTAATATTGCCGCCTCTTCATGTGACAATAATATATTCGGTCTAAATGTAATCACTGGGAACACTTCGGGAACTCATGTAGACAACGGTACAGGTACGGTACTCCGGGCGAATGTTGGAATCGCTGACAATAACCTGATCGAAGGTGAGATGGTCAATGGTAAAATCTCTGTAACGGTTTCGAGCAATGACATTACCCTGGCACTGAAAACAATTGCGGGAACCGACCCATCGGCAAGTAACCCAGTTTTTGTTGTCCTAGACGGAGTAACAAGGTCAGTCACCGGAGCGCTATCTAAAACACTGGCCGATGGAACAAACTGGTTTAATTCCGGTTCGACAGAAATCGGTACTCAGGAAGTCGATTACTTTGCTGGTCTCGGGTATAACTCGACCGATGGTGTGTACATAGGATTTGCTAGAAGACCGAATCTAAACGCCATTGAACTCCAGACGGGTACATCGACAGCCGAAAACTACTGGGCTGGCTCTCAAACGACTTTTGGATCGACCGACCCAATTGCTTGTATCGGTAGGTTTGCCGCGACGCTCTCACTTACCGGGACTGGTCACCTATGGACGGTTCCAACATTTACTCGGGTCAACCTCATCCAAGAGCCTATAAACGAAACAAGAAACCTTACCTTCACTATCACCCCATCCGGAAATATGACCGTTGCCAGTACGGTAACGAACCTGGCTCGGTACAAGCTCTCCGGAGACCGCTGTATCGTTGACTTTAATTTCACTGTAACCACGAGCGCCGGGCCTGGGACAGAAATTCGCTTTAACTACCCGATGGCACCTGACGATGGGACGGTAAGCTATGGCTGGGCGATTGTTGCACAAGACTCGACAAATGTGGCTGGGTTCGCGTTTTTTGAGTCGAGCAAGATTGCCTGCCGATCCTACAACTCTGGAAACTGGGGAACAGGGGCCGGTCGCGGCCCGGAAGGGGTAATCGAATACGGAATCTAATTGACATCGACTTGAAAACATAGCGGAAATAGTAGTAAGATTAAAGAAATAACATACGCAGTAATTCTTCCTTCCACAGTTATGGCGTCCCCTTATTGTGGCTATATCCTCAGATGCGAAAAAGGCACTATCCAAGCTCCCACAAGCAGCTCAGGATTTTATCACCTCTCAGAGTTACGGTGGTAATCTAACCTCGGGGGAAGTTTCAAAGTTTTATTCCACATGGAACGCTGCCGAAACCTCTCGACAGCAGAAGTCCGCTGCGCTCGACGCTAAGGCTCCTGATTTCCTTAAAAACGACCCATCATACCAGAAGCTGACTGCCGATCAGAAGGAAATCGCGATTTACAATTACGAAGTCCAGAAATCGAACAATCAGCAGAAAATTGACGCTCTCAACAAGGCCCTTGAAATGGCCACCGCTCAGGCCGACCCCTACTGGCGACAGGTCATCCGTATCGCCCAGATGGAGGTTTCTAACGGGCTGGCTGACATTCAGGGTGATTTCGCTGCCCAGAATGAGAACATCAAGAATACAATAAAGTACATCCAAGAGGACTTAGCCACGAATAAGGGAAACATCAGCCTCGAACAACAGGCTGAAATCGCCTCTCTTGCCGCCGACCTAACAGACCGACAGAAGACCTTTGAACTGAATATGGGGAAACTTGGGGCGCAAAAGGCCTCTCAGTTAGATGCTTTGGAACTCACCTATTCCAAGAACATCGATGACATCCAGAGAAATACTGATTTCACACAGGAAGAAAAGACCGCGGCTCTAGATAAGATAAATCGAGACTTCACCGTCCAGAGAGAAAACCTCGTCGGTCAGGCCGCAGACGCTGGGATGACCTTTTCAACGAAGCGGAAAATCGCCGAACAACGACTCGCCGAAGATAACAAAGGTTTAGTTGAATCCACCCAGAGACAGTACAACAACCAACTAGCTCAACTGGAAGTTGACAGGAACTTCATCACGGCTCAGAAAGGCCAACAGACGGGGAATATCGAGCAAGACTTCCAGTTCAATACTGAACAGCAGAGACAGGCTCAGGAAACCGCTGCAAGACTCATCCAGGAACATAGAGACAAAGTCCAAAGACAGTACTCGGCTCAGATTGCGGAACTGGAAACCGGAGCTGCTCGTGGTGATACGCAGGCTCAGGCCCAACTAGCTGACCTTCAACGGAAACTCCGGTCTTCGTTGGCTTCAGCAGGTCTCGCGGCTGAGAAATACTTGGGTTCTGAAAACCTCCCTACTGGGGCTCCTTCAATCGGTGGGGTGACTGGTCAAATCTACGAAGACAAGACTAAAGATATTGCTCAGCGTCAGGATGCTATCTATGGCGATCTGACTCAGCGTTCACTCAATTACCAACCGCTCTAGTATGGCTGAACTTCAAAACACTCTTACAGGTACGCTGAATCCACAGCCAGCCGTCCCGCCCATGCCGACGGGTCTTCAGGTTCCTGAGACACCGCAAAACATCACTGACAAGAATATCGGTGGTGCCATAAACACCCTTCAAGGGGCTCAAGCATCACCAAACTCTCTCATCGACTTTCAGAAGGTCATGCAGCTGACCTCTCAACAGGCATACAAAGAACGACAGACTTCGGAGATGGAAGTCGAGGGAAAGGCCTTTGACCCGACCAAAGTTTCCGGTGGGACATTCGCCTCAATCATTTCGAACCTCGAAGCTCAAAGAGGGGGAGATGTAGGAAAGATTTACGCCTCTACTCTCAATGCCTATGCTTCGGCCCAGGAACAAATCACCAATCGACTGCAATTCTTACAGGGTTTGAAACAAGCTCAAGACCAGTTTAAGGCTGAACTAAAGCTCAAAAAGGACGCGATGAAGGCCGATAAAAAGATGGCCAAGAAGCAGTACTCATTGGAAATAAAGAAACTCAATCAAGCACAAGCCCAGTGGGAAAAAGAATTCGCCCTCGCCCAGTATAAGGCAAATACGGCAAAGAATACTGCCAACATTTATCCAGATACCGGGGACTATAAGTCTTCCTATACACCATCGTACAGTCCGCAAGTACAGGCTTCTTTTAATCCAGATAGTTATTAATTATGGCTGACCAGACATTACAAAACACGCTTCAGACTGGAAGTGCCCAGGACAAAAAGAAAGCCTACGACCCAAAACGGCGGCGAGCCATGATGGATATGCTGAACTCTGGTGAAGACCCAGGGTTTGTAAAGTACAACCATGTCATGCACGGGTACGACCAGGCTGAAGCCGAAGATGCGATCAATACTTACTACCAAGTAACCGGGAAGAAAAATCCACTCGGAACGAAACCGTCTGATAACATCGACCTATCTGGTGCTTCGGCGTTGGAACGACAGAGTGTCGCCGATATGGACTCAACCATTCAGATGGCTAAAGAGGCTCAAACAATGGCTAAGTTTTCATCGACTGGTCCACTCGCAGGGAGAGCACAGCAAGTAGAAAGTTCCCTTCCAGGCGGTGGGGACAAGGAGTTCAACGAACTCAACGCCAAACTCAGCAATATCAAGTCAAACTTCATGAAGGCACTGTCTGGTGCGGCTGTGAGTGAGCAAGAAGTCAAGCGCCTTTCAAAGTTTCTTCCAGATGTTACCGATCAAGAGGAAGTCATACAGATTAAACTCGAAGCGCTAGCAAGCGAACTTGAAACAAGAAAGAAGAACACTCTCAAATCACTTGGTATTGATACCGAAGGAACGGCCCCGGAACAGCCAGCTCAAAAGTCTGTAGACGACCAAGCATACGAATGGCTGCAATCAAACCCAGAAGACCCAAGAGCGGAGAAGATACGCGCCAAACTAGAGTCAAAAGGCTATCAGCCAGTTCAAACTGCACCAGAAGAGCCGGTTCAAGAATCTCCTCTCGTAGACCCCGATACAGGAGAAATAAAGAGTAAAGGATTCTTTGAAACAATCGGTGAAGAAGTGCCTAAGTTTTTCGGTTCAGTCGCTGGTAGGGTGGGAGACGCTATGGGCGATGTTGAAGCTGAAGCGGCACAAGGAAAAGCTCCTAGTCTCACTGGACGGGCTGGGCTTCGGGCTGCCGGAGTGGTGGCTGGAACGGTGAGTGATGCTTTTAAAGCTGTCTTTAATATCGGTGTCTCCGCTCTCCCGGATGAAGTCAGAGATACCGCTGGAAAAACAATGGAAGCCGTCCTTGCAACCGACACTGGGAAAGCCGGACTCTTTGCGTTGCAGCAGGGTCAGGAAGCGTTTGAAGACTTCAAATCCAGAAACCCAGAAATTGCTAAAGACATCGAGGATGTGGCCAATATCGCTATGGCCATCCCGGCCGGAAAGGTACTCGGTGGGGTCACGAAAGAAGGAAAGAATATCGTTGGGGATACAGCCAAAGTCACAAACACAATCATCGGTAAAGAACCTGTTGCCAAAGCGAACGATATGATTTTCCGGGCCGTGAAGCCAAGCGTTACGGGTGGGAAGAAAATCAATCAGGTCAAACAAACGATGGAGACCGCGACTCGTGAGTTGGTTGATCGTGGATATTCTCCAAAGAACTTTCAAGAATACGCCGAATCTCTCACGAAAGCGAAGGCTGATGTTTGGAAAGAAGTCGAAGCACAAGTAGGCGCCTCTGGTGCTCGGGTAAATCTCAGGTCTATTGCTGACGAAGTCACTGCTATGGCAGACGATGCCACCATCGGTCGGGTTGATCCAAACGCAGCCAAGCGAATCAAGAAAATCGCTGATTCACTTGTTTCACAAGGCGACGATGTCTCAGTAGCCGAAGCCGAATCTCTCAAGCAATACATCAATGGGGAACTCAAGGGAACCTTTGGGAAGTTCAACCTCTCAGCCTCAGAAACGAACGCTAAGAAGCTCATTACTGCAAAGTTGGGTCAACAGCTCGATGAAGTACTTTCAAGCGTTCCTGGCGAATTTTCAGGCCTTAAGAAGGCCTATGGAGCTCTCTCTCAAGCCGAAGAAGAAGCCATGAAACGGCTCGTCGTCTTTGGTCGTCAGAATCCAGCGTCTCTAGTGGAAAGCTTCAGCAAGATTTCCGGTATCGGTAACATCATAAAAGGTATTGTCACTGCCTCTCCGGCTGATGTGGCTCGGGGGGCTGGAGAAATCGTCCTTGGGAAGATGCAGAAATCAGCCAACAGTGCTGACGACATGATCCGAAAAGCCTTTGAAGGGATTAAAGGTTCTGAGGAAGGATTCAAGAGCAAGCTCTTCAATGTCCGTCCCGGTATGAATACTGTCAGCACCGAGAACATCACTGGATTAAACGAAGCCATCACTCAGACTACTAAGAACCTCGAAACAGCTACTAAAAGAGGCGCTACTAAAAGTGTCATTAGTAAGTTAAACAAGCAGTTAGATGAACTGTATAAAAAGCGTGGGAGCTTAAAGTAACCATATGCCAAGAAAAACAGCAGGCAAGCTATTGCCTCGAAAGGTAGCCAAGAGTGCCAAGCAGATTGCAGCAGCCACGAAGACTATTCTCAATTATGAGAAAGTCCAAGCCTATAAGAACCGGGTTTCAGATAACCTCGAAGTGTTCTTCATGGGATTTGTAACTGGATTCGCTGTGTGTTTTATAGCAGCACTTATTTCTGTCAGCATTGCTCTAAATGTTTAACTTTCTCCCATCTCTCTATCGAGTGCATACGACCATGAGAAGAAATGTCTATAACCTCTAGATTGTCTAGTCTATTGTCAGAACGATTGTGGTTAATATGGTGCACATGCTCTTTCCTAGTAAGTTTCCTCCCAATATGTTGCTCCATTAGATAACGATGTTCCAAAACCTGAACTCCACCGATATGAATAAATCTGTACCCATCACTTTTCCTAGTAGTTCCACCCTTCCAATTATGATTCTTTTCTCCAGTATGCTCTCCCTTCTTAAACTTAGTGCTGTTTGTTGCGAGGTTCCCGAGCACTTTCCCCATACAGATTTTAGAGCAATACCGAAAGCCATCCTGTCTGTGGAGCACAACATACTTACCAGTCTTACAGAATACACAATGCATTATTTTCCCTGTTTTCTTACGCCCCATAGTAAATTAAGTTAATTGTATAATATGACTATAGCACCAGTAAGTAGAAGAAAGCAATATCAAGTCGCCGGAGCCTGTGCCTTGTTTATCGTGCATGTTTTGAGTGTATGACCGAAGTAGAAAAGAAATTCGAGGAGCATCTCGAAGGATTCCCAGCGAGACAAAAGGAGATGCTTGAACGATTTGATGCTATATCAAAACAGATTTCTGTCGGCCTTACACATCCTGAGCCAGCCCCAAAGACAATCGCCATGATTGGCGCTATGGCCGACGACATGGCAGAGGTAAAAAAATTGAACGAAGAATGGAAGTCAGAAATACTCAGTAAATTCCAAGAACTCGTAGATAATAACAAGAGACAAAATCGGGTTCTCTTTGGCGATCCAGAAGACAAGGACGACAAGGGTATTCAGGGGATGGTGAAAGATATTCACACGAAGATTTCTGGTGAAGCTGGGTTCTGGGACAGGATTTTCTTCATCGCTAAGGTCGCCGGGTCTGTAACTGCTATCGGGTTTTTAATCACCGGAATCATTGCTTTCGTAAAGAAATACTAGGACTCCCCTGTCTGTCTTCAACGATAGACAGGAGCGCCTTTCGGGGTTAAATGGGGGGACATGGACTCCAGCCCCCACGCTCCGCCACTCATGGAGTTGTCATGTATTGTGCTCAATGTAATAAGCCCTGCCCGTGGCCGTATGCCCGTGAAGCGGGTGGCCTCATCTTCGATACCCGGCAATGCTGGGAGAACTGGAGGAATCATGTCGCTCATTCGTCTAGCGGTCCAGGCTCATCTGGACAAGTCACGACTGACCATCCAGGAACTCCTGGAAGCGGCGTACTACAAGCGGTACGGCAAGCCGATGCCGCCGGATAGTCTCCTTGAAGACATCCGTCGTTGGGAAGCGGGAGAAAACAATCTCCCCTACCTGTACGATTTCACTTTCGGAACAACCACATGAGAAAGGAGGAATTGAGGCTCTAATAAAGCCTCTTTTACTTTGCCTATTGACATGCCTTGTACATGCCTGTATACTACAGGTACTTAACCATTGAAAACAATATGCGCCAAGAACGATACACCGTAGCCCAGTTCCTCGGGAAGAGAGGCAAGAAGAAGATACAGAAACTCGATAAAGCCGCAAAAGAAAGAAACCTCTCAAGAAACCAGTTAGTCGAAGTGCTGGTAGACGATTTCCTAAGCCCAGTAATCCACGAACAGAAACTCTATGAACAGTAGAAATCCAGGCGAAGGACTCAAAATGGTACTAGACTCAGTGTTCAATTTCCTCGGGGTACTAACATTTGCCGTCCTTGCGCTTGCTACCATGATACTGCTCTTCCCGGTCGCGCTTCTCACTCGTTTTGAGTCTCACTGGGAACGAGCCAAGAAGAAAGAGGACGACTGGATGAGTAGGAGAGAAAATTATCTTAAATAATATGCTCACCTCCCTCAGAATCTTCTGGAAACTCGACCTACGGAGACTCGTCTGCCGGATCGTCAGGAACCACAAGAACAGGACAATCGTAGAAGGTAGAAACATGGCTCACTGCCCCGACTGTGGAAAAGTCCTCCGATACACCATGATTAAACCGCCTATTTATAAGTGGAAGTAATATGCACAACCAAGAAACCTGCGACCTATGGGACCATAGCCACGAAGGCAGCCTAGAGGACAGAGTAGAACGCCTTGAACACCTCGCTGACGCAATAATCGACACCATCAAATACCACGCCGAAACGCCCTGTGTCGGGTGTAAGAAGGAACAAGCCTCGGAGGAGAACATCGTTGGTGACTATTGGTTCAAGGTGGAAAAGGCTGAGACTGGTTATGTCATTACTGGCGGTTACACGACGCTTGACTTGCAGCTTGGTGGGAAAATCATTTCTCAAGGCAAAGACGCGAACGAGGTATTTAGCATGGCTGCTGACGCATTCCTAACCGGCCTCGATATTCCAACCAAACCACAAGAAGCCTCGGAGGAGAGATTTCGAGAAGGCTTGCGATACTGCGTAAACGGTCACGCCCATATAGTGCGGGTGCGTGGTGGAGAAATCATAGAATCAAAAAGCTGTGGTGAATATCTACAGAAAAAGGCTGCTGAGAGTGCTGAACAATGCAAACCACAGGAGGAACCAAAGGAGTATGGTATTCCACCGCAAGATGGTGATGGGCAGTGCTGCACAAGAGGGATTTTGCCAGGAAATAAACGGTGTCCTATTCACTACCAGAAAGAGAGTGAGTCAAAGTGCGAGTCGAAAGAATGCATCGGTTACAAGAACGGCTACGCTGATGGAGCCATGATTGAGAAAGAGCAAAACGCTCTGAACAACTCAGTCGCCATCATCCTCCCTCGTCCCAAAGGCATGTCTATCGAAGAGTCAATCCATACATTCTACGAGTGGATGAAAAAAGAGGACAAGTGGCCTACATACAACGACCAAGACTTCCTCAAGCTCTGGCAAGAATGGCTGAAAACCATAACTCACTAAAGGCACTCAAGTATGGAAAAAGATGTACTTCAAAAAATGATTGACAGTAACGGGCGGTATCTTATCGCAAACAGGAGAGGCAGTGATGGCGACCAGCAGGCTATCTTTATAGGGCCAAATGTCAGCCGTGAATACTGGGTAGATGATATTGGAAAACTTCCCTACGATGATGTGCAGCGGTTCGCTAAAGAGGAGTTGATGACAATTATCCATCTTGGGAGTGAATACGGTCCGTTCCAGTATGGTATTTATAGGGACCAGATAACTCAGGTGACAGAAGTAACTTGCGAGTCAATGAAACTCATAGTCCACTGTTATCAGAACAAAATACGAGATTACTACAAAGTCTTGGAAGCGATGAAGTTGCTAACAGAGGAAGAAAAACAAGAGAAACAAGCAGTCTAACCAACCATCTAAATAGCTATGGAATACTCTGAACTAAGGTGGGCAATAACAAAACTTATTATAGTAATACCTTTACTGGCTGGGTTTCTAGGAACCCTTGGTGTGCTGGCAGCTATGTGGGTGGTGGAGATTCTTAAAAGAGAAAGTAACCGCTAACCCCTATGCCTAACAAAGAACCAACAAAGGAGTGGCAGTGGAGCGATGAGTTCAGTCGGCTAACCAAAACGATGGATGGGCAGTATCGTCCTAAGCTGAGACTTCTTTTCTCCCAAGCCATCCAAGAAGCAGTAGATAGAGAAAGAACCGAGCAAGCAGCGGCAGACATGAGAATGACTGAAGAAATCATATCTAAGTACCAGGCCGAATTGATTGAGAAGGTGAGAGGACTGAAAAAGTATCACAAGGAGTTTGAGTGCAACGGTGCGTTTAATGGTAGAGGTTGCTACGAGTCGTGGTGTGAAGACCAGACTTGCAGAAACGCCCCGAAAGAACATAACGAAGCCATCGAGCAGGTCATCGCTTTAATCAAAGAATAGGTATGAAATATCTCTACGGAATCCAACCAACAGGCCGTCTCCACATCGGGAACTATCTCGGAGGATTAAAACTGGCGATTGAGAAGAGGGCTGATATTCTCATCGCGGATTACCATGCTATGACCACAACTGATGTAAAAGTGATAGATGTAATGATGTATGAGGTAGAGAAACAGCTAATGGACCTCGGTGCACTCGATACTGATTTTCAACACCCATACCACACAGAACTCTCATGGCATATACAGTGCATCACACCCGTCTCTGACCTCGAACGCATGACCCAGTGGAAAGACAAAGGAAAAGGCAACGCCGGACTTCTCACTTATCCCTGTCTCATGGCGGCTGACATTATTCTCTCGGGCTGTGACGCTGTAATTGTAGGGGAAGACCAGGTGCAGCACATGGAGTTCTATCGTCGAACCTGTAAGCGTCTCGGTATCAAGAAAATCGCTAAGACGGTACTGACCGAAACCCCGCGCATCATGTCCATCAAAGACCCATCAAAGAAGATGAGCAAGAGCCTCGGGGACGAACACTGCCTATACCTAGGAGACCATGAAGCCAATCGGAAGAAAATTATGAAAGCCCCCACTACTCCTGCCGGAGTCAAGAACCTGAAACAGATAGCTAAGGGACTTGGAATCGAATACGACGCCAAGAACAACAAAGCGTCAAAGGAACGACTCGCTGATTCTCTAGAGAGAATATGAACTGCGATCACAAAGACTGCCAAAAACCATTTGTTATAACCTGGCTGAATATCGGGCGGTTTTGTTCTGAGCATTTCAACCAAGAATACATCCGGCGTTACCCAGAGGCATTGACAGAAGATACTAGATATTACTCGAAAAGAGGTGGTAAAATGAAAGAACCTGATACCACCGTAACGAGCTAAAGGCTGGCGGATAATCCTTGTTCCATGTTTTATTTCCATTGATGAAAGAATCGCTGAAGCACGCTCTTTTTATCTCCTCTGTCGTCGCCTTTTCATTGGCGGCTGCCTATTTCTGGTTACAATCAGTATTCTCCTTATTTGGGCAGCTTGCGTTCTCTACGGGTGGATAAACAAACCAGCTACATTCCGTCCCCAGATCGTTGCTAACGGCCCCGTCTACGAACCCCATCCCTACTACCCAGAGAAGAAGATAGTCCCTGATAATCTAAAGGAACTAGCGAAATATGAGCGCCTCGAAAGAATCACCGAGTGAGTCAACTATTTCTTCAACCAACCAAAACATCGAGTTTGTCTACGGGCCTGTTCTCCTCGATGAAAATGCTATCTATTCCAAAGTCGATCTTGTGAGGGAGATAAATAAACTAAAGAAGGAAATTTATGTACTTACAAACCGATAAGAGGTGGTCTGGGCTAGACATGGACTCTGTGCCGTTTAAAATTGGCCGGTGGGGTTGTACCGTCACCTCGGTTACAAACGGCCTTCTAGCGTTAAAAATGGGCCTATTAAACCCGAAACAAGTCTCGGATAAACTTTCTTTCACTAACCAGGGACTTTTGCTCTGGGGTTCGACTAAGAATGTCGGACTGGATATGGTTTCGTATTCCCGGTACTTCAATAAAGATAGAGCACAAAAGGCTCTCAAGTCTCCGATCGAGTTTTGTATCGTAGAACTTGACCACTGGCACTGGGCTTTGGTTTGGAGCCTGAAAGCTGGGGTCATAATCTACGACCCGCTGTTCGGTATCCGTCCGATGTGGCCAAAGTACAAGAATATCACTAAGACCGTAATTCTCCGTAAGATTTAGCTATGGACAGCGCTAAACCTCATGTGACACGCTACAATGAGCCACAACGAATGGATTTAGGTCAGGTATACATTGACCCTATTCCTGAAAATACGACTCCTACAGGTCAATTTTGGCGATCTCCTAGATTCTGGCTCATCGGTGCAGCCTCAACCGCTACCGTCCTCACTTCTCCTGATTTTAATTCAATGACCTGGAACTTGATTCTCGGACAGATAATCCAGTATTGGGCTACGGCCGCAGCGACTGTCGGTGTCCTCGACCGCTCAATCGACGCCATAAAGAAATAACTATGTTAAGCCTCCTCGTATCGCTGGTAGTAGTCGGTCTCATCGTCTGGGTACTCCTGTGGGCTTTGGCCGAGGTCGGACTCCCCGAGCCTTTTGCTAAAGTGGCCAAAGTGGTCATCGTTCTCTTTGCCGCTATCTGGCTCATCAATCTCTTGATGCCTTTAGCTGGTAACAAGAGCCTGTTCTAGCCTCTCTCTTGGCCTCTTCGGGGGCCTGGACTAGAGTTTAGAAGCACCTTTCCAACCTGCCGTTTAGTCAAGTCAAAGTCTATGTCAAAACACTACAAAGGTGACGCAGCGAAAGATGAAGTCTTATTGTTCGATGTGCCGAAAGTTAAAGAGAAAAGTTTGGATTACCTAACCATTGAGAGACAGTTGAAGCACCTCACTGGCGAGATACTCACTATAATCGATGCCTCTTTCACTGACCCGATACAGAAGAAGGCAATCAAGGACCTTGTGAAAGATAAATTCAGTGCTCAGTTAAGCTGGGTATATGAGTTGTGTGGATACCCATCTGGGAGTATCCCAGCCCTTATGGACCCGGATGGTGAAGTCAGAGCAAGGTAAATAAATATCCTAATCTAAATAGATTAGACGGCAGGTTAGAGGAGTGCTTTGACAAAATCCGTTTTCTAGCGTATACTCTCCAATAGTTAGTTACCGTTGGAGGGTAGCAAATAGAATCCACTCATCCTCCAACGATGGGTGGATTTTGTTTCTTTATAAAAGATGTGGATTGATGGGGGAATGGCGGCGCCCCGAGCGGTCATAAATCCTGTAAGCCATGTGGGAAACAATGGCGTTCCCCACCAGTCCATATCAATTGGTTCATCGACAACAGTATGAAAAAAAAGGAAGAGAAGCAATCAGACAAGTGCGAGTGCGGCGGCGAGTTGCAGGAGAAGTTCGGCATCGAATATTCATCCTGCGAGGAGGGATGCTGCGGTAGCTACAGCCGGTATGTCTACCAGTGCAGCAAGTGTAAGGAGGTCAGTTGCCGGTGAGTCAAATATCGTTCTTTCCATGGTGGTAAATGACGTAGCAAAACCGCGTACCAGTACGCCGGTCCCGTCGCTGAATATGGGATACAGCTCTAATGTCCCTGTAGGCGCATCGAGTAAGAGCTAACGGGTAGTTTTGCACCACCATAGAGCGAATGATTCGTTCTTTCAAATCTTCTTAGTAGGTGGAGAAAAGTAAACTCAGGCAATGGTAGCCAATCCAGTAGCGCGTACCGAGTACTGTGTACGCAATTTGCAAGGTGACTATACGAGTAAAAAAAGGGTGCTGATTGCGCCCTAAAGACAATCCGGCAGTAATGAGGCTAACAGCTCTGCCACTCGTCAAATCCTTGCCCTACTAAGAAGAACTGAGAGAGTGAGTCTAATCCAAGATAAATGAAACTATGACGATACAGGAAACCATAACCAAAGCCATAGAGGTAGGGTGGCAATACAATGACCCACCTCATATTGAAGGCAGGATTCCTGCGGAGTATGAAATTAACCACGATACTGTTTTCCTCGACCCTCTCTTCTGGCAGTCACTCGGGAAGGCAATGGGGTGGGGAGAAGAAGTTGCAACTTTGTCAGGAGGTAAAAAAGAGGAGTGTATCTTTGTGGGGAACAAGCGACACGAAGCACAGTGGGCAAGAGCACAGAAACAGCCAGAATGGCAATACAAATGGCACCGCTTTATTGACCATCTAGCGGATAATAAGAGTGCAGAGTCTTTCTTTGAGAAACTCTAATCCAAGATAAATAAGTGGATGTATGGATAAAAAAGAAAAGAAAAAAGTTCACCGCCATAAATGGGAACAAAACTATTCCGACTGCCCTGAATGTGGTAGCCAAGAGTATTACGAATGTGAGTGTGGAGAAATCGGCTACTGGAATCATAAAACAAAAAGAGTAGACAAACGCTAACCCTCTCAAAGAGAGCTAAATAATAATAAAAGAGTATGGAAAAGGAAAGAGTAAAAAAGATTTTAGTAGAGCTATACAACGAGTTTCAGGCTGCTCTCATAGACGCCGAAAAAAGGGGAAAGGGTAACTATACGGACGAGGACTTTGATTCACTGTCTCAATTCATTACCTACATTCACAATAACTAACCCACTGGTTTATTCCGAAGGGCGCTATGGGGATGCAAAGGTCGAAAGGTAATAAAGTGGATACCGATTGTGGGAGATATCCCTAAGGTCATAAAGCCACATTTGCATCCCGAACGCAGCGCCCCTCAGAGTAAATCACTCAGATAGCCACAGGACTTGACGCTTGACATTAAGACTTTTAACTGCTAGTGTTCCGTGCTATAATCGAGTAGACCTATGCTCCTAAATTACGACCAACTAAATTGTTGCCAGCAAAGGTTAGTGGATTCTAAGGCCGTCGTAAGCCGAGGAGCAGTCCACTAGCCTTTTTTGGTTGCAACCTATGTATGGCCAACCCTCAAACAGAAAACGGCTACACCGCGATCGCCAATGAGTTACTTGAAAAGTTCTACCACTGCCCTCTAAACGGGAGCGAATTCAGGGTCTGTCTCATGGTGATTCGGAAAACCTACGGCTACAAAAAGAAAGAAGACTGGATTTCACTCACGCAATTCGAGAGAGGGACGGGCCTTAAGAGGGCAAATATCTGCCGAACACTCAAGGAACTGGTAGCCAATAGGCTACTACTAAAGTCTAAAAATAGCTTTAGATTAAACAAAAACTACGATGAGTGGGTAGTAGCCAAACGGCTACCTAGTAGCCAAACGGGTAAAAAGGTAGTAGCCAATAGGGCAATTCAGGTAGTAGCCAAACGGCTACACACAAAAGAAACTCTTACAAAAGAAAATATACAAAAGAAAGAAGCCTTAAATAAATTTAGGGAAGATGTAAGTAAAAAGATGAGAATTAAGAGAATATAATATGGGAATGCTCGACTTTGTTCCGAGAAAGGAGTGGAAACCGCCAACCAGCATGAGTAACTATGATGGCGGTAATGAGCCAGTAGAAGTCCTTTGCGGAATGTGCGGCAATAACTTCACCGGAAAGCGCTGGATGCTGAACACCAAGAAGGATGTCACCTGCCGAAAGTGCTACGAAGACACCAGAAGTTTCTACGATAATATGTAATCAACCTCATTCCGAGGGTAAATAAAACAATATGGAAGAAATTAAAACAATAATACTAGTTTTTACAGGATTTCTCGTCTGGGTAGGATTGGTGTTGCACTTCAATGAAGAGTTCGGCGGAGGGTTTCTATCGTATATGTTTATGGCGGTAATTGTCCCTCTACTTGTATTAACATTGTGTCTCTAACCAACCACTAACTAGAGAAAAGGAATATGGTAGAGCTACTAATTTTAATGGCCGTTTCCGTTGGTTCCCTGCTGTTTATCGCCTTTAATTGGAAGGCTTTAACAAGAAGTCGAGTGCTAAGACTGGATAGCTACTGTGATAAACATGGAGGACGGTGTGAGCCTGACCATTTCAAAAAGGTAAGTCACTAATTGCTAACCCTACAGGTAAAGATTAAACGGTATGAAAACTTTGAAAACAAAAGAAACCTGTCCCTGTGGTGTGAATGGCCCGTGTTGCGATAAACCAGACCTATTCACGCCAGCACATGAACACTCCGGGGAAGCCGTATGTGAAGAATGTTACGAACTTGCGTGTGAAAACTGTGGGAAATCATGTGGGCACGAATTATGAAATCCCTCCAATCATCCCTCTCCACTCGTCTCCAATCCCTCAAAGAGAGTCCAAAGAGTAAGGCGAAGTATTCATTTCAGGCGCTCGCAGAAGAGATCGCCGCTAAATACAAGGTCCCCTGGAAACGATTCATATTCCTTTTCTACAGGGTCGAGGAGTGGAAAGTGAGAAAGGCCATGCAGGAAGCAGACACCGTGGAGAATCTTATAAAGTTTAGTCTTAACCAAAAATAATATGCCACAGCTAGATTCGTATGAATGCAGACACGATGTGAAGCACACGGAAATCGACCGCCGAGAAACAGTTATTAGTGATGACACGGTTACTGGTATGGCGCTGATGCAAACGAAAGTAATCGTCACATATTGTGCAGAGTGTGGAAATAAACTCAAAGAAGTAGATATAGTCAACTAAAAAGCCTAAGCGGTCGAATTAGGACCAAGTAATAATCTAATCTAAATCTATGGAAAGATATATCAAATGGGTGGTTGGTCCGGTGCTGGTGCTGATTGTGGTACTTATCGTTTTGGGCGTGTATGCGAAAGAAGTTGGGGCAACCTATCAGCCATCCTTTCACACAGAGTGGCGAGACGAGGGTCATGTGAAATGGGGTGCGTGTGTTGCAAACGCTGCCTGTGGAACGAGTGAGGGGACACAAACCGGAACCCAGAAGCAGGGCTGTAAGCTCGTTCAGGGAAGCGGATCGTTCGAGTGTCAGTTGGGCCACCAGCGGTATGTCGAAGTCTCACGAAGCTGTGAGGTAGAAACGCCTGTCTGTGAGGAAGAGCCTGTCGATACCTGTGAATCCGAAGAAGGAATCCAGGAAAACGGCTGTACACCAGAAGAGCCAGAGACACCGCCAGTCGTAAAGGAAGACACACCAGACAAGCCGACACTGCATAAGTCACAGGGGCCGAATGGTTCACTCGGTGACGGAACCTGTCAGCTCGAATGGAACAAGATTAAGGGAAGCAAGAAAGTCGAAATCCGCTATGCCAATGATGGTGTATTCGGTAACGGCTATAAGTCGTTTGAAACCAAGGACGACGGAGCCGAGTGGGTCGAGGGAATCACTGGCGAGAACGCCAAAGTGAAGTTCCGTGGCCGTGATAGTAAGACCGAGTGGTCAAAGGCAATCAATCTGGATTGCTAGTTTCTCTCAGTCCCTGATCCGTCGGGGGCTGGATAGAGACTTGTGCTAAAGCATACGGCATGATATAATGGATGGACTAACGAATAAACTATGGATGAACGAAAAATCTCTGCCGTCATGAGCGAACTCGCCAAGCGGAAGTGGAAGAAAGGCATCACCGAGGAAGAGCGTGAGAAACGAAGGGAGGGCGGAAGAAAGCGACAGATACAGGTAAAGAAGCAGAGGGAAGAAGCGAGACTTGACAGGTAAGCATACGGCATGCTAAGATGTAGGTACCAGTAGAGAACCGGGAGCACACGGAGTCCACATACACTGTACGCTCGTCTGGTCGCTCCCATCTCTACGGATAGCCTAATCAACCACCTCTCGTTGAGCTGCCATCTCGCTAATACCGTAACCAGTCGGTTGAGGTGCCGGACCACCGGGAGGTAATAAAACAAAAGTATGGACGAGGTAGAGGTAAAAATGGAGATCGAGCACATGGAGTATCTGAACGAACTCAGAGAATCCGGTGAAACCAATATGTTCGGCGCAGGTCAGTATCTTCAAGAGGAGTTCGGCCTCGATAAGTACGAAGCTCGAAGTATCCTGAAGCAGTGGATGGAATCGTTCGGTAAATAAACAAAAACCTAAAACAAAAATATGTACTACATGGTATTCAGCGGTTCTCTCGAAGAGTTCAAGTTCTGGCTCAAGCAGCACATGGCGGAGTATCGGCGCAACGAGTGGAAGGCTAAGCACATGACCTCTAAAGAAGACTAGTATGTACAAAGGCGTATCAGTCAATGAGCGTGACGACCGGCGTGATTTCATCCGAAAGATGGATGACCGATCAAAAGGGTTTACAGACGAGCTACTCGACAGGTATATCGACACAACTATCGACGGGTTCACACTCGAACAGGTAGGACACATGGCCTGGTATCTAGGAATCAAACACGAACAGATGCTTCGAGAAAAGGAAATGACCCTGCTACAGGGAGACAACCAAGAGCCAGCCGATGAAGAGATACCAGAATTATGAAGTCCTCATCAAAAGAAGCCGTCAAGCAATTCCTCCTCAAACACCCGGAGTACAACCACAGGAAGTGGCAGTACCACATCGCTGGGCTGATCGCCGGAGTAACACCAGAGCAAGCTGAGATAGTCTCGACTGCCCTCCGCAGAATGAGAGACTTAATACCGAACGACGCCAAAGGCGAACAGTTAGCTCAGGAATGGAGAATCGAGAACGGAAAAGACCACATCTTCGACCATATCGACAAGCAGTACGAAAATCAACCAGAAAAAGAACAGTTTAAAGTAGTCATGGTTAATGGAGTAAAATACAGGGTAAAAGCGTAATAAATAAACGAGCGAGCGGGTGAATCGCTAACTCGTATGAAAAACAAAAAACTCAAGAATCTCAAACAGTATCGAAATCGTGTCCGTTTTCAGTTCTATGTAGTGTTCCGTCCAAAAGCACAAAAGCTGTTCTTCCCAATCATGTTCCTCATCTTCTCGGTTGCCTGTACCAATCACTGGTACGACAATCGTGGAGTCTGGAAGTTTGAAAATACGACTGCAATCGAGACGCCCGAAACTGTCACCTCTCACGAGGAGAAGCGAGGAGAGACCGATGTGGTGGTAGAGACGGCGGGGGTGGAGAGAAGGATTCAACCGGCCACCCCCATCGTTGAACTCATCAAGAGCGTGTTCCATGAGGACGCAGAGAACGCCGTTAAAATCGCCCAGTGTGAGTCCCGGTATAACCCAGAGCAGATCGGCGATGAACACCTTACATTCACCCATAACGGGCAGGAGTACGGAAAGTCTATCGGACTGTTCCAGGTGCGGACCGGCGGGAAAGAGAGGAACGGGAAAGTCTGGGTGCGGTCAAATGATGTTCAGTCATTCGAGCAGGAAATGAAAGACCCAGTAAAGAACATCCAGAAAGCCAAAGAGATTTGGTCAGGTAGTAAAGATTGGTCCCCGTGGTACAACTGTGCAAAACTCAATGGAATTATCTAGTATGGGAAACATTAAATTCACAAAAGATAGACAGGTAAGAAAGTGGAATAACCCGTATAACTGGGAGCAGGGGTGTCATAAGTGTAAAAAGCCATTCGGTGAGGATGAAGTCTTCACAAGAGTCGATGTGGAAAATGACGAGTTCAGGGGAAACGATGATGTGTACTGCTTCCATAGAACCTGCAACTGGAACACTGCTGATCTAAAGTAATATGGAAAAAGACGAACAATTCATAAAACTCCTCATGCAGAACATTAGCGACGCAATTAGGGTAGCTCAACCACACATAACCGATGAGGAGTACGCTATAGCGATATTCAGAGTCCTCGGGAGAATCCAGTGGCGTAGAATGATTAACGAATTTTAAGCGTATGGCAAAGGTAATTGAAATTTCGTACAGAAAGAGCCAAAGGATACAGCTACAACAGTTCGAGCCAGTTGAGGTTGAGTGTTCAATCAAGGCCGAAGTGAAAGAGGGAGAAGACCTGAACAAAGCGTATACTGAGTTACAGGCTATCGTTATTCCACTAGTTCAAAAAGAAATCGTTGCTCTCAGAGACGCCAAGCAGACTAAACAAGAACTAGACTTCTAACTATGCCATTCAAGCCACTCACGAATATCGTCTATCAGGTGAAGTTCAACTTCGATCAGCCGAAAGTCTGGGACAACACCGATAAGGATGGGAAAGCATACAAGTCTTTTTCCTATGGCGTGGAGATAGAGGGGAAAAACGAATATTTCAATGTTTCCGAGGCAGTCCACAAAATGCTCCAATCTTTTGGTCCTCTCTCGGCCAGAACGCTGGAAATCCAGAAAGTCCAAGACCCGAACGACCTGAAAAAGATACACTGGATTTTTAAGGAGAATGGGGTGGAACTCCGACCGAGCCAGTCTCCTACACCAGTCCAGTCCCAAACACCTGCTGTAGCTCAAAATACAGCGTCACAGGGGCATTCTAGCTGCAATGAGAGACTCGATAAGGCGTCAAAAGCTTTCGCTCTACTCAGAACCGAGTTTTCTGACCTACAGGATAAGTTCAAGAGCCTCGAAATACTCGTGGAAGAAGTCGCTGGGAAACAGGCTACCGATCTCCATTTATCACTCAAGAACCGAGACATAACGGAACCAAAAACCCCTAGTCTTGAAGACGCTGCTAAGATAGTAGACAGCTACAAATCAGACCCGACTATCCCAACTATAAACGAGGTTCCAAAGGACTTTGACGCATGAAGAAGAAACCAAAAGCAAAGCTGAAAGGGTGGTATGTCAAAAAGCTCGACCAGGTGTTCTCGATTTACATCCGAAAAAAGTACTCAGACACTTTTGGAATGACGACTTGCTACACCTGCGGGAAGCGGGCGCACTACAAGGATATGCAGAACGGTCACTACATCAGTCGTGGTCATATGGCTACTCGCTGGGATGAGTCAAACTGTCGACCTCAATGCGTAGGATGTAATGTGTTCAAGAATGGGAATTATGTAGAATACGCCCACAGACTCTTACAGGAGATCGGAGAAGAAGGACTCAACGCCCTCATGGAAAAGAAGAAACTCATCCGTCAGTGGACCATAAAAGAGCTAGAGGAAAAAATAGCGTATTACAAGTCATGTATAGCGACCCATCACAACTGATAGAACTGCTCTCTAGTCTCCCCGCTAAAATACGGGACGCTGAGACTGCCTATCTCAAGAAAGCTGAGGAGCTGGAAACGGCTGAATTGACCTTTGATGTGGCTTTTGGAAACGCACTAGTAGCTTCAACCGCTCCGAACGCCACTGAGAAAAAGGCCGAGGCTACTATTGCTACGGAAAAAGAAAGCCTGGAATTGATCGGCAAGAAATACGAAGCCAAGAGAGCCGAGACCGAATGGAAGTATTTAACGGACAAATTCGTGGCGCTCCGCAAGGTGGCTAGTTTAGAGCAGGAGATGTTGAGAACTCAATTATCAGGTGAATAGACATCCAAAATAAGATACCGGAATGAGAGAAATTAAATTTAGAGCTTGGGATGGAGAAAGTGGAAAAATGTCTTCTCCTTTTCAAATGGAAGAGCTGAAGTTTGGATATCTAAAAGAAATAGATAACTCGATTATTGACGTAGAATTGGTTCTCATGCAATACATCGGACGAAAAGACAAGAACGGAAAAGAGATTTACGAGGGTGACATTGTAAAAAACCCATGCTATGAGGTGAGAGATGATGGGTCTATTCCAGACGGCATCATTGATGTAGTTAAGTTTGAAAAGTGTTGTTTCTGGAATGGACGTGAAAATAGTGAAGTCATCGGTAACATCTACGAGAACCCCAAGCTTCTATGAACACCCACTTCCAAAAGAACCAACACGCTGAATCTTTCTTAGGAAACGCCAGAGAACCACTAGAGGAAGAGAGAAAGAAGATATTAGAAAATATAGTCCTCGTAGAATCAATGGTCGGTAAGATGAAACCCGAAGAATACGAGAAGTTAGTTATTCGGTTATGGGAACAGAAGAGAGAGATAGAGGTAAAATTAAAGAACATCTATGTGGAACAGTCGCTGGGAGAATAATACTAAAGCAGTCCTCACGAGAGAGGATGTCGGAAAGATACGAGCGATGTACGCCGCAAGAAAAGAGCTAAAGTTGAATCAGGAGAAGATCGCCAAGAAGTTTGGAGTAGCGCAAACGACTATCTCACGAATCACTAGAGGGGCTGGTTGGACAGATAATTTATGGTAAAATAAGGTATGATTAAGCCACTTGGGACTCAAATCCTCATTGAAATCAAGAAAGAAGAAAAGACGAAATCAGGTATCGTCCTAGCTACGAGTGAGAGAAAGAATGTCGGGACTGTGAAAGAAATCGGAAATGAGGTAAAGGCAGTTAAGAAAGGCCAGATGATATTCTTCAAGGGATTCACCGAGGATATTGATGGACTCTCACTGATCGAAGAGAAACAAGCCCTCGCTATATTGACAGACTAGAGAATAAATAGTACTATACGAATATAGTAAAGCTAACTATGCAAAAGATAACTCAACGAGAGCAAGGTCATATCCAGTAATTGGGGCCTTGTTTTTGCTTACAAATAACTTCCACACCTATGTCAACAGAGAGACCTTTCAAAAAGCTTGTAGATGTTATTGGACGCTTTGTCATTGAAACAGATGCATATATACATGGTGAATCCACACATTTTACAAGTATCGCAGACACAGAAGAATACTTTAACGGAGACGGAACCGAGAGAGAAACCTACATTTCTAGAGAGGTAGCAACATATAGGTCGGCTGAAGAAGCCGAAAAAGGCCACAGGAAAATAGTATCAAAAGTGGAAAAGACTGGAACATTCAAAGACTGGTAATATGGGAGCTGGAAGACCACTCAAATTTGAAACCAAGGAGATACTCGATGAGAAGATCAATGAGTATTTTAAGTTATGTGAGGATAGGGGGACTCAGCCTTTTATTACAGAGCTTGCTTTCTATCTTGACACAAGTAGGGAAACATTGCGTGAGTATAAGGAGCGACCAGAATATGTTGACTCAATAAAAAGAGCATTGGCGAGGTGTGAGATGTCATTAGAGAGAAATCTCATTGAAGGAAAGGTAAACCCGACTGGTTCAATCTTCAATCTCAAGAACAATTACGGATGGAGAGATAAGATAGAGCAGGATGTCACATCTAACGGAGAATCAATCAGTCCATTACTCGTAAGATTCATTGATGCCAAAGACGATCGAAATGCAGATACCAGTCGAGTACAAGGAACTGTTCAGTGATTGGTGGAGAGAGGCTGGTGTCTATGGTGGAAGATTCTCGCTCAAGTCTCATACGGTAGCGAGGTTTTTGCTTATTAGGGCCAGAGAACGAAAGACCAGAGTCGCTTGTTTCCGAGAGTTTCAAAACTCTATCGCTGAATCCTCTCACCAGCTCTTAAAGGAACTTATAGAACAGTACGAACTGAACGAGTTTGAGGTTACGAATAGCTCCATCATCAACCGACTGAACGGATCAGATTTCATCTTCAAGGGCCTTCACAACAACGAACAAAACATCAAATCGACTGAGGGCATAGACATTGCTTGGGTTGAGGAAGCACAAACAGTTTCAAAGAACAGCCTAGAAGTCCTCACCCCGACTGTCCGTAAGGATGGGTCAAAGATTATTTACACATACAACCGACTCCTCGAAGATGACCCAGTACATACCAGACTGGTCACTGAGGGAAGACCGAACACACTCATCATCAATGTGAACTACGACATCGCATTGAAATACGGGATGATGCCCGAAGTCATTAAGGTTGAAATGGAAGATGATAAGGATAAACGCCCGGCTCTGTATAGGCATAAATGGCTTGGAGAACCAAGTAACCTTGAAAGAAAGATTTACCGGGATTGGATATTTATCGACGATGTACCACCAGAAGCGAGGCTAGAGCGGTATGGATTGGACTTTGGGTACACGCATGATGAAACGGCGATCGGGGCTATTTACCGATATAACGGAGGATTAGTAATAGATGAAATAACCTTTGCGAAAGGGCTATCAAACAAGAATATTGCAGACATTATCAAGAATCTCCCGAGAGCGCTTGTTGTACCGGATAGCTCGGAACCAAAGAGTATTGATGAGCTGAAGATGTATGGAATCGCCTGTATCCCAGCGGCGAAGGGTCAGGGTTCAGTCTTTCAGGGTATCCAGTATGTCCAGCAGCAAAAGATATTCATTACCAAGAGAAGTGTCAACTTCATCAAAGCCTACCAGAACTACTTGTTTATGGAGGACAGAAATGGGAAAATAATAAACGAACCAGACGATACGATTCACACCTGGTCTAACGCGATGGACGCCGTGAGATACGCAATCGTCTCACTCTCACCAAGGCAGATTGATCGGCAAGACAGGGAGAGAGTAAAGAAGACAATTGTTAGCCCGTATAAAATAAGGATGGCCTAGTATGAAAACACTCAAACCTTGGACAATCTACATCTGGAACTACGGGGAAATCGTCTATGCTGCCTCTCCTGTCGTGACGAGAGATGGGATTAAAGAGATATATAAATGCGCTTGGACCACGAGTGCAAGTCAGAACGATCCGAACGCCGAACAGTTGACAGAGAAAAAGAAACTCTTTAGAGCAAAGAGCTTTTGTAAAAAACAATTAAGTGGTACGCTAAATATAATCGACTGGTTTGGAAAGAAAGCCTTGGATGGTAATGGAAACATCGATACCTCCAAGCTGAATGAACTCTTCGCTACTCAGGCTGTACGAGCGGAAATGTACAACAAATACCCAGAAGACCTGTGGCCTGAAAAGAAGTTTCCAACCAAAGAAATTACCTTAGAAGAAGCTATAGAATATCAACTCGCCTAACTATCCCTTCCACGGTTTACTATGGGATACCAACCAAAAAAGTCAGAGGAAGAGATCATCAAACGGGTCTACGAAGACTTTGACCACATGCAGGATGAGCGCAAGAAGCGCTGGAAATACTTTAACGACCGAACCTTAAAAGAATACATCGACGACTCCCAGCTCCGTCTCAATGGGTATGTCCCAACAAGAGAGGAACAAGGAAAGGAAAGCTGGCAATCGAATGTCTTCCATCCAGTCACTCGAAACAAGTTCAAAGCCATGCTCGCTGCGGTGGCATTGGATGTCCCACAGGTTAAAATCACCGCTCAGAACGAAAAGAGCCAAAGAGATCACAAGCGGGCTAAGGTTATTAAGAATCTCGTAAACTTCTCCTACTCCCAAGAGAATAAAGAGGAAAATGTCTTCTTTGAGGGATGGGAAGCGGCTGAAAAAGGAACTGTTCTGACCTATGACGGGTATCTAAAAGCTAAGGCTAAGCGAAAGCTGATTAAGAGTTTTGATACCCAAACTGGGGAAATTGAGACAGAAGAGGAAGAAATCGAGACCGACTCACAGTGTTTTGAACAGCTTGTCCCATTGATGAGCTTCTACCCATACGATGTCCATATATTCGATGTCCAGAAGCAGCCCTGTGTTGTTTGGCTAGAGAGAAAGCGCAGAGACGACTTTGACCAGGAGTACGGAAAGTACAAGAACGCCAAACAAGTACCAGAATCCGTCCCACTGACGCAGGAGAGCGAAGACAATACTTTCTATACTGAGCGCTGGGCTGACCGCTATGACAAAGACAATCCGATTGAAGTCTTAAAGTACTACAACAAGATACGAGACGAGTACATCGTGATTGCTAACGGAGTCTTGATTCTCAATGTTCCCCTTCTCTTAGGGAAGAAAAAGAAGTGGTACCCATTTGCGAAGACTGTTTTTGAGCCGATTGCAGGAGATTTCTTCTATGGGAAGAGTCTGCCAGACATTCTCATGGGTGAACAGGATGTAATCAATGCCCTGTACAACATGGCTTTGGACAAGACTTACAAGTCCATGGCTCCAGCACTCCTGATCGGGAATACGAACAAGGATGATTTCGATCTAGAGGATCAGAACACGACCATAGACACGAAAATCTATGTCCAAGACATCGCTCAAGTAAGAGAGATGCCTATTTCCGGTATCGACCAGGCTGATTTGAAGATGATTGAGTTAGTTTCAAGAGGTCTGGACCTGTCATCCGTAGACTCGAACCAGTCCGGTGTACCGGGTAGGGGAGTGACAGCGCGTGAAGTGGTGATTGCCAACGAAAACGCCAAGAAGTTGAAAGGAATAATGTATCTCTTCCTCACCTCGCTCTGGATACAGAAGATCAAGCTCCGGATCATGAATATTCTGGTCTACTATCCGAAACCGAAAGTTAAAGAAATCCTTGGTGAAAGTGATAAGGATAACATGCTGGACGAATACCAGTCCTTTAGCGTGGAAAACGCTGAATTGGATGGTGGAATCAAGGGAACCATGGGTATTGAAATCTATCCGAGCGAAGAAGAACTGCCTTCCAAAGATGAAGCTGATATACGAGCCATGACCTATCGGGAAAGAAGCAACGAAAACTACGATTACATCGCAATCGCTGCTGATTACCTAGATAACTGGATTTACGATGTCAAAGTCATCTCAGAATCCGTTTTTCAACAAGAATCGTCCCTCTCTCAAATCAAGATGCAGGATAAACTAAATGTCCTAGCGACCTTCTTCCCGCAACTCCTCATGATGAACCAGAAGAAACTGGCCACGGATGTTCTCACGGCCTATGACGATGACGCTGACGAATACACTCTCGAACAAGCGCCTGTAATGCCGGGTGCGATGCCTGGTCAGGAACCGGGTGCCGCAGAAGCTACCGCTGGACAGGCTGGTCTTCCGACACTCCCGCCAATATGAAATATCTCTATCTGATAGCCATAAAGTTCCTCGGGGATAGGCTCTATACCCAGCCACCAGTAGATGGCCAGAAAGTCCATGATTGGTTGAAAGATAACTACAAAGACGGCGGATGGATGGGCTACTACACGACTCGTAAGAAGTATCTGATGAGCCTCCTCGAAAACGGGGTTGAAGGTCGGGAGTATCTCGAAACCGTTGGGAGATTAAAGGAACTGAAAGCCTTGTCGAGCAATATCTTGACAGCCCAACGAAAAGAGCTTGCGAAGAAAAACGAAACCCATTAAACTACCAACAGTACTTAGAAAAAAACCTTCCACACTCATCGAGAGGACTGCATGTCTTCTCCTGATCGCACTGTGGAAGGGGCTTTCAGGAGAATACACTCAGTCCCCGCGACTGGGTGTTTTATTTATCCATATGCCCGACGACCGAAATCGGGTTGAAATAAGCGGTTTAAAACTATGGAATCAGTAGACTTAAAAGACGGTGCTGCTACCGAGTCAAATGGTCAAGACACAAAGCAGGAGGAAGCTGGAACCTCTGGGAATGGCCCTGAAGAACTCACAGCACTACAGGAGCGTCTCAAGAAAGCAGAACAAGAGCGCGATAACTACAAGGAAGGCCTCCTCAAGTTAAAGCGTTCGGAACGGACTCTCTCAGAGAAGAAAGAAGAGGCCAAGGATGACGAAGACGCCCCTGAATGGGACGAAGCTTCTAAGAAATTCCAGGCACAGACTCTTTCCGAAGCCGAGAAACGAGCCCGTATCGCTGCTCAATCCTATGTCGAAGAAAACAATGAGAAGGCTGCAATCAGCACATTTCTCACTGAACACCCGGAACTAGGAGGAGACGAGGAATGGAAAGAAATTCTCTCGAATTACAATCCAAAACATGGCAAAGGAACCGTTGACAGTATCGTCACTGATCTCAATCGAGCCCGAGTCGTCATGCTTCATGACCGAGGCGAACTGGACAAACTGTCACAGGAAGCCGAAGAACGCGGCAAACGAAAAGGAGCAGCTGAGAGCTATCACGCCAACGCCCATACTTCATCCGGTAGTGCTTCGAAATCTACCAGCGACCAAGGTTCAGACGGAATCTCGAAGGGTGCGAAAGAAATCGCTCAAGCCTTCGGAATCGATCCTAAGAAGCTTGGAAGCTAAACTCTTAATCTAATTACATGGCTATCAAACCATATCGTGGTAATTTCCACACGGAACATTACCCGAAGAAGGTATCTACAGCCTTTACTGTAGGCGACCTCGTTTACCTGGATGGTAATGGGTACCTGGACAGGTGCACATCGACCACGGCCACGGCACTTGGTTGCATCGGCATCACTGTCGCATCGACTGACAGTGATTACGCATCGGCTACCATGGTTTCTGTAGAGGTTCCTGATGTTGATGCAGAATTCCTCTGTGATACATCTGGTGCTGCTCAGACGGATGTTGGTGAATTCATCGACCTTACTGACCATGACACAGTGGATGTTGCTGCTTCGACCTACGACATTTTCTATGTCACTGGTTATGTTTCAGCGACTCAAGTCATCGCCAAGCTTACTAAGAAGTCTGGTGCTGCAGCTGGTTAAACCTAGCTCAATATAATTCTGTAAACTAATATCATGGCAGGAATTCTCGCAACAGCCTCCCTGAATGACTTCGTGAAGAACGCTGAAGTCATGTGGCGTGAGGGCTATGATCGAGTTCCGCTCGTCGCTCGTGCGCTGTACGATGTCCGTACAACCTCGACCAAGACCAGCGAACACTCTGATCTCTCCGGCTTCACCTTCGCCGAACGAAAAAATGAAGGTGGCAACTACGCCATCGGAAACATCACTCAGGGCTATACGCTCAATCTGAGCCAACAGCGCATCGGTGTGATGAAGGCAATCACTTGGGAAATGCGCAAGTACGACAAGTACCGCGAAATCCAGAAGACTCTCAATAATCTGGGTATGGCGGCTTCTCATCGTATGGAGCTTGACCTGACTCACTTGTTCACTTTCGGTATGAGCGCTGCCTCGTACACGAACCGGAACGGTGAGACGATTGCTACAACCTCTGGTGACGGTCAGAATCTCTTCGATACCGACCACACTATCCGTGGCGGTTCCGGTACCTACTCGAACCTCATCACTACGGAGTTCTCCCGTGACGGTCTCGAGGATGCGGAAACTCAGTTCACGACCTTCGTTGACAACTCGGGCAACAAGATTGTTCCGATGCCTGACACGATTGTCACGACCGACCATCCGGCTCTCGTGAACAATGTCAAGGAGTTCTTTAAGTCAAGCCAACAGCCTGACACTGCGAACAACGCCACGAATGTCTACACAGGGAAGTACAAGCACTTGGTGCTCCCGTACCTCGCTACTGACAATCAGGGTGCTCGCAACTCATCCATCGTGAACTACTGGATGCTCGCTGATACCAAGAACACAGACGCCATCTGTGAAATCTCTGAAGAGCCACGCCTCGTCTCCCCGTCAGCGGGTGGGAACGGTGAGGACTTCATGACTGACGACTGGTACTTCAAGACCTCGGCAGCCTATGACTACGGTGTACTCGGGTATACCTGGATCGTTGGCTCGACTGGTGCGACCTCGTAAGTCCTAACTGGGGGCGGGGTTGACCTGAGTTGATTACTCAGAGGAACCCGAAAGGGCTATAGACCCGCCCCTTCCAATCTATGTCTAAAGTATCTGGAATGAGTGGTTTCTTCGTGAAACCAGCCATCCTCACAGCAGCCGAAACGCTGACCAGAAACAACTCTGGACGGACTCACTTCCTTGATAACGCCGCTGGATTTACCCTGACTCTCCCCGCTCCTCTCAAGGGACTGGAACTAGAGTTCATCGTAAAGACGGCCCCAACGACGAGTAATTATGTTATTACTACGCCATCGGGAACGATTATCCTGGGAGGTGTCTATACCAATGATGTTACCAATCCATCGGATTCAGACTTTGAAACAAGCGGAGTTGCAACAATCAATTTCGTGAAAAATGCCTCTCTTCGAGGGGATAGTATCAAACTCGTATCTGACGGGACCAACTGGTACGCTAAAGCGTTTACCGCTGTCTACGATGGCATTACTCTAGTCTAACTAACTAAGTTCAGGATCGACTTCGGCTGATAACCGAAAGGAAACCGAAAGGGAATATATACCTGAACTCGTAAATCAATATGTCTAAGCCAACGCAATTCAAGAGCAAGCTCGTCGAACCGAGGACGCTCGTTGCGGCTACTACGCTTACCTACGGAGACTCGGGGAAGACTCTTTTCCTCAACCTCGCGGGTGCGTTCACAGTCACGCTGCCTAAAGTCAAAGCCGGTCTGGAATTTGATTTCGTGGTGAAAACCGCTCCTTCAGGGGCAAATTACATTATCACGACTTCGGACAACAGCCCGCTCATGTACGGACAGGTCTATACGACTGATGTGAACTCTGGGACTGACCCGGACTTCAATATCGTAGCTGCCACGCGGTTCAACTTCGTCGACGGGGTCGCTGTCGCTGGTGACAGTATGCGGATGATCTCAGACGGTACCTACTGGTACCTCAAAGGATTCTGTTCGGTGTACAACGCTGAAACACTCACCCTGTCTCAGTCAGTCTCGCCTTCAGTCTCCGTGTCTGTTTCTCCAAGTGCCTCGCCTTCGGTGTCTGTTTCTCGGAGTCCGTCGGCCTCGCCTTCGGTGTCGCCTTCGGTCAGCCCTTCAGTTTCCGTCTCTCGAAGTCCGTCCGTCTCGGTGTCTATCTCACCTTCTCGTTCGCCTTCGGTCTCGGTATCCATCAGCCCTTCGGTTTCTCGATCGGCTTCTCCATCGTAAAGAATGGGATTGGGGAGCCATTCACTTGGCTCCCCTTTCGGGTAATTAATCTAACCTCTTCCTATGGGTTCACCTGATTGGAGCCGTATACCATATGACAAACTCCCTGAGTGGAAACGTCAGGAGATGCTTGAAAAGATGAAGAAGAAAGTAGAGAAGTTAGAAGCCGCCAATGCTGCCACCGCTCTTAAATGCGATGTCTGTGGCAAAGAAGCCAAGAACGAAAAGGGCCTAAAGATTCATCAGTCTAAACATAAGTAATATGCACAATACATTTAGGTACAGTGCGCTGGAAACAGCGGGTGCTACCACCCTTAAAAGTAGCTCA